CAGACTATTCGAGCCATATTATGTTTCCTCTATGTGTTTAAAAAGAAGGGGCCGAAGCCCCTTTAAGATCTCATGGCAACTGCGGGGAACCATGGACACCACGATTATACCAGAGCCATCGCCTGTGTCAATGCGTCGCGTTTCAGACGAGCACCAGCACCGAACCAAGCGGACTGCAAGCGAGTGTCGCGGGATGCGGCCTTGCGCTCGTGATCGGCGAAGCGGGTGACGGCGTTCAAGAGTCCCCACGCTGTGCCTTGGGCGGTCTTGGCTCGCTGGCCCACGCCGTCGAGGTAGATCTTGGTGACCAGCTCGATCATCGGACGTTTGGCTTCGACGTCGATCGACTCGGCTTCGTCGCCGTAGAACACGTCGAGGAAGTAGCGTGCCGCCTCTTCTTTCGACACCTTGCGCTTGGACAGCGACGTAGCACTGGTCTTGAACTGGCTCCAAGTGTCCGCGCACAGGCCGAGTTCTGCCTTGAACTTCTCGGCGTTGAACTGGGTGCTGTGCGGCACGCGGATTTGGCCGGTCTTGTTCGCCACGGCGAGCGACAGTGTGTTATTGCACACGACACGAGTGGTCGTGAACTGGGCAGTGTTCGACATCGAGCCGTCGCAAGACGTCGCAAGCAGTAGGTAAGGCAGGACCACGTCACCACCGCCCACGTCAAACGAATCCTCGGCCTTGGCCAACGCCCAGTAGGTGGAGCCGTTGCGCAAGACCCCGGCGGTCTCCATCTTGAAGTCGCCGCCTTCGGTCAGGTCGCGGAAGAATTCCATCACGGCGCGGGGCTGGGTGATGTGGTAGTTGCTCGACATGACGGACAAGGGCGCACCAGTGTCGGAGCGGTACAGTGCCCAGCGTGCTGGTACAGTCTGCATGCGGACGGGGTTGTTCTCCTCGTCGCGCACCTCGTAGGCGATCGCGCCCTTTTTGACTTCCCAGTCTAGTCCCGCTTCGCGAGTCCAAACGTCGAGGGGAGCGTCCGGGGTGAGCTGTTGACCTAGGCCGTGCCAAGGTGTGTCGCCAGCGTACGCCATGGAAGCTTTACCAGCGGAATTGAAGTTAAGTTCGTGTGCCATGATCTGAGTGTCCTCTATGTGTTGATGAAGAATGAATTATAACACAGGTACGATAACCTGTCAAGTATCGTCTAATCGCCCAGTACTTCCCAAGTGTCGCCTTGGTGACCACACTCTTCGCACTGGTAGCCGTATTTCGCCCAAAAGATGTCGTGTCGGGGGTCGGTCTTTGACTGCAGGCACTTGGTAGCCATGCCCGCATTGCAGACGGGGCAAGTGTTCGCGCCCTCGTCCACCTCGACGTCGTCGTCATGCATAGTGTACTCCTATTACTAACATCGCAAGCAGTGCGACACTGAGGGTCCAAAGGACAGCGTCCCAAAAGCGTTCAGCCGTTGGCCGGTACTCGGGATCGAGCAATGAAGACTGGAGCCTTTCCATGTCCGCGCTCGGCTCCCACGTCTGCGGGGGCTGGTAGTTGCACCCGATTTGGATGCCGGACTTTGTGGTGTACGGGGTGGGCTTCATTTTACGATCTCCATCTGGCGAATGTTCATCACATCGACTTCGCCGGTGTTCGCGGCGATAAACTCGGCCGACAGGTGGGCGCGGACGGCTTCCATGTCGAGCTGTGGGCGGGTCGTAAACTTGATCTCGACTTGGTGCTGGTCGCCGCGATAGATCGCGTCGCCGCCCTTGCGGAAGATCTCTTTCAGGTACTTCTCGCGAGCGGTCAACGCCTTAAGCTGGTCACGCACGCTGGCGAGTTCGTCCACCATGTCGGTGGTGATTGCGACGGGTTTTGCGGTAGTCTTAGCCATGATTGTGTGTCCTCTATAGTGTCTATCGGTTGGTGGTGTTACTGGATCGTCTTATCAACCCAGAACCTGTATTATACCACAGGTGGGGTAGCCTTGTCAATACCCCCCTTCGGTATTCGTGTTGCCACGATGGTCGCGTACCCCGCAATGTCCACCCACGAGTCGAGGTGATTGGGGTCGCCGTTCAAAATGCGGGAGGCCTTGCACGCGATCATGTCGAGCGATTCGCGCTGGTGGTACTCCAGCCGCTCCCAGCCGGGGCACTCGCGAAAAAGGTCCTTCAGCGTTTGGGCGATCTCGGCTTGGATCGTGTAGTCGCCGTACGATGCGCCGCGCTCCGCGACCACTCCGTCTATGTTAAGCGATGACTGCGGCATGCGCGAGTCCTCCTTTTTTGTAGCGGTTCTTGTAGGCACCGGCGGGGGCCTCTATCACCAGACGCTCGACGATCTCCTCGGGGTCGTACCCTTTGAGCATTCCGCGAATCAGTGCCTCGGTGGTGGCCTGTCGTCCGAGCGTTGTCGGACCCATCGCGCCCTGAATACTACCGGGGTTGGCGATCACCTGTGGCTCGGCGAGATTCTTGAGCAAGACGTTCTCGTAGGGTCGCACTTGGCTGACGCGCAGGGGTGACTGGGTGCCGGTCTTGGGACCGTAGGCTCCCGCCATCTGCGCTTCGCGTGTCAAAAGCGTGCCGAGGGTCTGCTCGGGCGTCATCTGCAGGAAGTCGGGTGTACGCAGGTCCGACGCCGCGTCCATCAGTTCGTCGGTCTTTTTGTTCGCTTTCAGGCCCGGGCCGCCGAATAGCTTCTTCAGGTAGTAGTCCTCGGCGTGTGCGGCCTGAACGGGGCTGGAGAAAAGCTGGCCGGACATCCCGGGCATATGGCCCCACTCCTCCACCGGAGCGATGAAGCCGAGGTCGCCGTGTCCGAGGGAGTGCGACGCGATGTTACCCAGTCGCCGCGCTTGGTTCACGTCGGTCAGGTGCGAAGACACGTTGCCGTGGCCTTGTGCTCGCATCATGTCGTACGCCAGCGCGTACATCTCTTTGCCTTTCGCGGGTAGATTCTTCCACCACGCCGCGTCAGGGTCGCGCATTCCGTAGCCGTCGGGCTTGACGTCCATCGCGTACAGCTCGGTCATCACCGGATCAGGGCGGGAGCTGGAAAAGGGCTGACGCATTGCCGCTTGGTAGCGTGGGTCGCGTGCCGCCGCCGTTTTCATGTACTGCTCGAGGCCGTACCCCATGTCCTCTTTACCGGGTCGCACTCGTCCACGGTCCCAAGTGATGTTGGGGTGGTAACCACGGGCGTGCGCTTCGTCGAGGTCCTTCGGTACTTTGCTTTCGGGGTCCAGTCGAATCTTGCCGGTCTGCGGCATGAACCCGCTTTTCACGGCGTCTTGATTCATCGAGGACATCGTCGCACGGATCGGCTCGCCACTGGGGGTCTTGCCAAAGATACCGGCCTTGTTATACTGCTCCAGCACCTCAGCGGGGAGCATAGTCTTTTGCGCTTGACGCATCGAGAGCGGAATGCGTTGGGCTTCGGGGAGAGCGGCGAGGGCGCGATGGCCCTTACCTACTCCCTGCATTAGGTCAGCGAACGACAGATTGTTCAGGAGTGACATGGTATACCTCGTCGCTGATCGCCAGCGTTTGCAGATGGATGTCGATTGTGTCTTGCATGTTCTTCGCGTATCCACCGGCCAGATTCCAGACTAATGGGACCCCGGCTTCGCGTGCGGCGGTGAAGATGCCACGATCGCGGGCCGCGAGACCCTCCTTGGACAGGTATCCGACGCCATAGGGATCGCGGTCCCAAGCGTCAGCACCGGCCTGATACAGAATTATACCCGCCTTCGAGTCTCGAATCAATCCCTTAGCAAACGACTGCCACATCTCGGCATTCCACTGCGAGTGGATAGGGCGTCCTATATCGGGGCGGGTAATGTGCGTCACGCGACCCCGGATCATCAGGTGGTCCATCACGTCCTCGGTGCCGTCGCCGTGGTGCCCGTCGCCGTCGATAATCAGCACATTCTTCGCGCCGTTGCGGAGCGCCTTCATCGCGGTGATCATCAGGCCGTTGAACGTGCAGTAGCCGTAGCCGTCCTCGAAGTGTGCGTGGTGGAAGCCCTGAGTCGCGGAGCAAGCGACACCGCCGTGCGTCAGCACGTGCTTAGCCGCCGCCCAGTGGCCAGCGTTCGTGTACAGGAGCGAATTGGTCAGCTCCGGATCGATCGTGCCGAAGCCGTTGGGGGCGACGTTCTTCAGGACGCCACGGACGTACTCGCGGTGGTGGGCCTCCTCGAAGTCGATCGCCGTGTACGGTTCGAAGTCGGAACGCACCCCCACACCTGACTGGGCGATGAACTTGGGGATCTTGCTCACCGAGATAAAGTCGTAGGAGACCTCTTGGGCCGGGTGGTAGAATACGGGGGTGCTAGTCATGGTGGTGTCCTCTATGGTTTATTGGTAGGGGACGAATTATACCACGCCTGCGATAAGTTGTCAACCCCCTTCCTTTTCTTTTCCTTCGGCGGTTCGGGCAGTTCAGCACGCTCAACGTCGCGCTCATCGGCCTTTTCGCGGGTGGTGAAGCGAAATTCGCAGTGGTTGCAAATCCGGCGACGGCGGGTAATGCCGTTGGCGTTTTGGTATGTGGTCGTGACCCGGGTGTCCTCGCCGCACTTGATGCAGTTCATAACCATCCCCCTGTAATGCCTATATCGTTGCAAACGCGGCGCACCGACTCGCGGGGCGACAGCTTGGGGAACTGGCGCTCGGCCTCGTTCACCATGTCGGACAGGATCGCACGAAGCCCGTCGAGCACTTGCTTGGCGTGTGCTCCGACCCCGTTGTCCTGCAGGAAAAAGATCGCCTCGATCTGGTCCGCGAGCTTGACTATGGTCTCTATATCTGTTCCGCGCACCTGACGGTAAGCGGCCATTGTGTCGGCGTCCACGCGGTCCTCGGCCTTTTCCACGATACCCTTACCCCCTACGGCTTCTAGGTCTCGCTTAAACGGCGTCGGCATATCCCCGGTGCGCACCTCGATGATGTCGTGCGCGAGTGCCCACTGCAAGAGCTTCAATTTGCCCGATTCCTGCAAGAGTCCGTTCCAGCGCATCGCGGCCGCGAGCGATCCCGCGATCACCGCTACTGCGAAAGAGTGCTCGGCCAGCGTCTGCTCCCGCGACGTCTGCACGATGTGCCAACGCTTGACGTGGCAAGCGCGAAGTTGTTCATATATTGTAAGGCTCATTCTTCATCATCCATTTCTTTGAGCATGTGGTTCAATGCCATCATCTGCTTGCTTTTTTCCATGCTTTGCGCATGAAGAAAATTCATTGCTTCTCTTAAAGCTTGAGTAGCTCCATATAGTTCAATGATTTCGTCTTTGATTTCTTGTTTCGTTTTCATAAATTCATCTCCTTTACTCTCGCTTCTAAAGCTTCTAATGATGATGCCAAAAGGCAATACGACCCAATCGGCGTGTCCGGGTACCACTGTAACACCCACACACTATCCTCGGCGATCGCTTTCTGTAGTTCCTCGGGCGAGACGAAGTCTTCGAGGCCATAGAACTCCTCGATCGTCTCGTACATATCGCGGTGTCCGTTGTGCGTCAGGTGAAGACCGCATTTGTGTTCGGGTAGCCAGTTCATATCGGCGCGTCCTCGTGATTTTCGGGGTTGAATCTAGGCTTACGCACATCTCTGTGCTTCGGATTGGGGAATGGTGGAAATGGCCATATCATGCTTGTCCCCTGTTGCGAACTTCATCGGCAAAAGCTTCTGCTGTTCCCGTGCCGTCAATAAAGGTCAATGTTTCGCACCACTTTGCACACGCCTCACGTTCGGCAGAAGCGATAAGGGCGGCAAAGCGTTCAAGTTCGTGGGTGATATGCCCTGCGTGAGTCGGCATAACAAAGCCTCCCCCTCCGAAGCCCGCCTCTTGTGCCATGCGAATAATGTCTTCTCTGTTCATGATTTCACCGCCTGTAAGCGGCGAATCTGGTCCGCGATCTGGTCACCAGTCAGCTCGTCGAAGATCTGGAATTCGTACTGCTGGGCGATGTGCTCCAACGCTCCGTTCCAGATCTTTTTCACTGCTTCGCGATTCTCGCTGTCTTCGGACCCTAACACATTACCGAAGGTCTGCTCGTACCAGAGATTGAAAGTGTCATTTCGTTTCGACATGGCGCATGATCCTCGTATGACTATCTACCGCCCACGTGCGGGTCTCGTTGATGTCCATCTTCTCCTCTACTGCCCTATGTACGTCTATACCGTTTTTGTGCGCAACGTCGAGCAAGAGGATCATAATGTCACCCATTTCGAGAGCGGCTTTTGGGTTACGAGCGTACTCGCCCACCTCCTCGTAGAGCTTGAGGAGGATGTCCGCAGTAGTACGCGCCGGAAAGTTCGCGTCTGCCCACTTGGTAATTCTATCCTGAAGTTGTCGCATATCTGCGCCACCGCGCTTTTTATACGCGTTGACCGCACGGACCGCAAGGTCGGCATTCTTATCGCAGTTGGCCATAACGCCACGCAAGTGGTGACGGACCTCGAAAGACGCGACGGTAGCGCCTTGCGCATCCACAATTTCTGCCGCCCGCTCGGGGTGGACCGCCCATGGGAGTTCATTGATCTCATCCGTGTGTACTGTTGATTCTACCTGTAGCATAAGCTCTCCAAAGTTCTAAAATTCGTGCAATCCGTGCCTCGGCACCATGCTGTGGCATCGCGTACACGTCTTTGTATTCCGGTCCCAGTCCGATCCATCGCACCACGGTCTCCGGCGTACGCTCGATCGATTCGACTATGTCGCGCACCTCCTCTTCGCTCCGGCAGTAATTGACGAAGTTCAGGAAGATCTCGCGGGCACCATTATACTCTATCGCCTCCGCGATCTGCTGGCGGCTAAACGTGAAAATGCGGCGCGGGAGCTTGGTGACGGTGGTCAGCTCCGTCTTTTGCCCGATCTCCTCGAACGAGATCTCCATTTGGTCGCCGTAGCACGGGCCGGAGTAACCGACTTGCGTGCCATCGGTGTCAAATCGGTTCGCCACTCGGATCGGGTACGTGCGGCAGGTGCCAATCACGTTCATCGTCCAGTCGCCGAAGACGTTGGGAAGCACGTCGTGCGGAATGCCGCAGTCGGCGAGGATTTGCCACAGGCTCACATCGCGCGAGGTGGTGTAGGGGTAAAAGCCGTGGTACATCGACAGCCCGTAGCCCTGTGCACCCTCGACCAGTACGCTTTGGGCGTCGTGCAGTGCGGCTCGGTAGCTGGCCACTGTGACCACGTACGGCGCGAGGGCATGGCAGTTGGCGGCTATGTTCTGGTCATCGGGGTTGCGTCGGATGCGCTGAATCATCGCGGCACCCACACCTTTTTTGGTCGAACCGATCTTGGTCATCGGCCCGGCTTCTTCTTCGATGTGACGATCTGTCACTACGGCGGCGTGCGGGTGAATCACGATTCGAACGTTCTTGAGCAAGTCCGCGCATGCGGCGATTTCTTCCAGCAGTTGCACGGGATTAATCAGTGAGCCGGGGCCGAGTAGCACCTGCTTTAGCATGGGCGACACGATGCTATTTGCAAGGTGCGTGTGAATGAACTTGCGTCCAGTCTTGCTGATGTATGTGTGCCCCGCATTGGGTGCCCACGCGGTGATTACCGTATCGGGTTCTTCATCCTCCGCGATCTTGCCCACGATCAGCCCCTTGCCGGTGCTCCCGTATTGTAGATCGACTACGACTTTAATCTTATCCATTACCTCTATCCTTTCGCTTCGTACCAGTCCTCGCCTATGCCCCAGTCGCACGTGATCGGAACACGTAGATGAATGGGGCACTCTACACCATCAAAGGTCGTGTAGATTCGTGCTACCTCTTGCGCTTTGTCGAGTGAGTCATTATCGAGTGATATGCCCACCTCGTCGTGTACCGTCAGCAGTAGTCGCCCACAGCCTTCGGCGGTTAAATACTTGTGCAGTTCGATGAGCTTCTGCTTCATGCAGTCCGCGCTGGTGGCTTGGTAGATCAGTCCCGACGCCTTGTGCACGAATTGGCCGCCCGGGAATCTGAGTCTCCGGCCCATCACTGAATGCACCGAGCCGCGTTCCTTGGCAATGTTACTCGCCTTCTGTGCGGTGTTGCGCATCCCGGGGTTCGCGGTGTGGTACTTGTCGAACAGTGCCATCGCCTCGGGTCCCGCCTTCAAGAACACATTGCCACTGGGTCCCACTTCCTCGGTGTAGGGAAGCCCGCACTCCTGCGCTAGCCGCCCGGACCCCATATTGAACGCCAGCCCGAGGTTAATCGCTTTCGAAGATGGGCCACCCGCATACTGAGCGTTCCGGGGTATGCCGGTGAGATCAGACACCAACTGGTGAAAGTCCAGATCGGGGTTTGCACGATAGGCCTCAAGAATCGCGGGAACTTGACCGTAATGGTTAGCCACTCGGAATTCAAATTGTGACCAATCCAGCCCCATCCACTTAGCACCCACATCAGCCTTGAAAATCGGCCGGATAAGCGATTTGATGGCAACGTCTCGCGATGGTATCTGCTGGAGAGCGGGATTGGTAACTGATAGACGTCCAGTGCCAGTTCCCGCCTCAGCGTCGTTTTTAGTCTGGTTATAGTTGCAGTGAATGATACCATCGTGTTCGTGCCCCAAGATGTGACCCGACAGGAAAGTGTCCCGAGTCTTGAGCATTTTGCGCAAGTCGAGGATCATCTTCGCGGCGGGGTGCTTCATGCGTCGAAGGCAGTCAGCGTTGATCGAGGCCTTGCCGCCGTCGGTCTTGTCCGCCTTCGTACCGTCGATCAGGTACCATTCATTATCGTCCGCGAGCGTCGGCTTAAACAGATCCGCGATCGATCCGGAAGGGTTCGGGTTGACCTCGAAACCGGCCAAGCTATTCAGATCCCTCTGCATATTGTCAACGCGCACGGTGAGGTCACGAACGGCCTTCTCAGCCAGCCCCACGTCCACCCGCACCCCCTGCTCTTCCATGTCCATGATCACAGGCATCAAGTCGCGCTCGAGCCGGTGGACTTGGGCAAGATTCTGCGTCCGCATCTGCTCCTCTTGCCAGTCGTACAGTGCTAGCGTGACCACGGCGTCCTGAATAGCGTATTTAGACACCATACTGATCGGAGCACGCGAAATGTTCGGCATCTGCGCATTCCGAGTCGAGCGGCCACCGAAGAGTCGTGCCATCTCCTCGTAGATCTCGTCGTCCTTCTTCATCCCGCAGTATTTGCGGGCGAGGAAGTCGAGTGCATAGGTGGGTTCGTGTTCCGAGATCAGTGCGGCGCGGGTCATCGTGCAGTCGATTCTGTCGAGGGGGATCGCCACCCCAGCTTCCCGGAGGAAGTGGAGATCGAATTTAAGATTGTGGCCAACCCACAGATTGACGCGTTTCTCGTCGATGAGGTCGTTGAGCCACTTAATAACGTGTAGGTCAGCTCGAACATCCCAGTACCCCGAGAACCCGGGGAGCGCGATGGAGATACCGAACAGCTTGTCGGCCCACCATTTTAGCCCCGTGGTCTCGGTGTCTATGACCACCACCGGAGCGTGGTCAATGCGTGGGAATTCGGTCATCAGAACGGGATGTCGTCAGACACGAAGTTCGAATCGCTGGCTGGTCGGCCAGTCATAGAACCGCCCTCTTTCCGATTAATCTTGATGGAGAAGAACTTCTTGCCTTCCATCTTGCCGCCCGGTTTACCGTCGTTTACCCAAGCCGAGACCCAGTAGTCTACGCCCTCGACGTTAAGTGAGCCAGTGAATTCCGGGTGCTTGTCAGTCTTGCGATTATCGGCACGGGCCATCATGCCCTTATTGGTATTGTCGTATTCCATCTTAGTGTCCTCTATCTGTTGGTTAATGAAGGTATTATTATACCACCCGCGCTACTGTCTGTCAACTGTCACAATTTGTAGCCGTTGTACCCCTCTACTATGTCTAGCACTCGCTTGGAGCGGGTCATTCCGACGTAGAACACTCGGACCTCGTCGTCCGGTGACTTCTCGGCGGTCTGCTGTACCCGCGTGGTCATGTCGGTGAGAAGAATGACTCGATCCGCCTCATGGCCCTTTGCCGCATGGATCGTAGAAAGTCGGATAGTGGGTTCGGTGTCGAGATCGGCGTCGGTGTAGAAGTCCACGACCCGGCCGGGGATTTGGAGAGCGACGTAGAACGGGGTGCGACCAAGAGTGGCGAGGTCGCCCGCTTCAAGAAGCCTGCGAGTCTCAGCGCTGGAAATGGTGAATATTGCATTTCGCTCCCCGTCCGTGACTCGCTCGCCTCGGCCAAGCTTGCGGAACGCCCGGATACCGGAGGCATAACGATTTTGATAAAGCCCGGGGCGGCCCGACTCTCGCGTGTATGGGATGCGCTGTTCGATAAGCGATTGTTCAACTTCGCGGAGGACTGAATGCGTCCGTCCCAGTAGTAGTATATCTTCCCCGTGGGTGATTTCCACCGAGTTGATCGATCCGTGTACTCGGACCAATCCCACATCTGCTTTGGGACTAAACTCCTTATCCACGCGGAATGCGACTCGACGGATGAGGTCTTGAGATCGTGCGTGGACTGAAGCAGGAAGTCGATGCGAGTGCGAGAGCACACGGCTATCACCCTTATGCTTTTGTGTAAATCTTGCCATACCGTGTACATCCGCACCGGCCCATGTATAAATCGCCTGATCGTCGTCCCCAGCGATATGCACTTCGTGAGAACGTCTGACGAGCTTCTCGATGACAGCCCACTGAAGAGGTGATAGGTCTTGAGCTTCGTCGACAAATACAACTTCGGCGTCTGCTCGTACTGCGCCACGGGCGGCACGTTCAAGCATATCGGTGAAGTCGTAATAGCCGTACGTAGATTTCCAATCAGCGTATGCCCGAACAAACGCATTGAACTCGGCCCGAGTACCCGGCCGGTCCGAGATGTCGTAAACTTCTGCCGGATCGGAAAAGGTGTTCCGGGCATAATTGAGTAGGTCAAGGTAGAAGTCTCCATCGGCACGCTCCTCATCGTCTTCCGGGGATTTCCCGATAATCGGTATCCCCATAACTGTTGAAAATTCGCGAAGCTTCATCGCGTCCACGACTTGCGTCTGCCGCAAGCCCATGTGACGGAAGGCCATCGCGTGAATGGTGGACACATTGTCCGATCGCTTGAGGCCCAGCCGGGAGAGTGCCTCGGAAGCCGCCGCACGAGTAAAAGAAACGAAGGCCACACGTTCGGCTTGAACGCCTGAATCCCTAGTCTCTTTTACTCGCCGCAGTAGCTCCGTGGTCTTGCCAGTCCCGGGGGGTCCGTAGATGGCGTTAACTTGCATTAAACCGCGTTCTCGTTCAACTTGTGGTCGCCGCACCAATCCGACATGTAAACTACTGGGTAGCCATTCATAGTCGGTGCGTGACGGCGGCAACGGCCAACAGTCATAACCGGGTTGGTATCGGAATCGGCTGAGCCAATGCGATCACGCGATTTTTCGACGAACCACATACACGTTTTGCACGACATATTGGCACTGCGGTGTTTCCATGGGTCCATAATTACCCCCTATACGTGATACCGCGCACTGCCCACATGCTGGCAGTCTCGGCGTTGGTGATCGCGACGGAGAACATACGCTGGACCTCTGCGTCGTGGTACGTGTCGCGCAGGATTTTGAGCATGATAACCGTGCCATCAAACGCCGCTTTAACTTGGTTCACACGACGCACCTCATCCTCGGACAGAGGGTGGTAGGACGTGACCACTGGAGCGGGTGTGGGCTTAGGGGCCTCAATTACCGGCTCAGGGATCTCTTCGGTCTTCGTCGTGTCCACGAAGCCTTCGGGCACTTCGTTCGTTTGCTTTTTAGTAGCCATACTAGTCCTTTAACAGGGGCCGAAGCCCCCGTGGTTAATTAATACTCGGAATCGGCGACTTCAGTCACTTCACCGTCGTAGTCGTTCGAGACCTTGACAGCCCCGGTACGGATCGTTTCGTACAGCTTCTCGGCGCGCTCGTACAGCTCCTTGTTCACGAACCCGAGGGCCGCGACGTTGAAGTTGAAGTAGCTCTCGTTCCGTGCGTTAGTCTCGGTCGTAGCCGACAGCTTGTAGGCGCGGCTGAACGAATCGGTGTTAGAGAGTCGCATCAGCGAGTTCCAACGCTTGGACACCTTGACCTTGGACTTGGCCATTGAGATGACCGCTTCTTGCCAGTCGTCGCCATTGCGCACCAGCACGAAGTGTTGAGCCGTGTCGGACACTTCCAACGCTTCTTCGGCCAGCTCCGCGATCGCACGGTCTGCCAATTCTTTACTAGCGAACGCACCACGAAAGCCGTTACTACCGCCACCACCCGCTTTGCGGTCTTTCCACACGAGGAACTGCTTCGTGTAGTACACCGGCACCACGGTCACTTCAGTGCCGTACAGCGTACGGGTGACGTTATTGTACAGCATGCCTTCTTCCGCGCCTTCGATGTAGGCGGGGTCGCTTTTCTTGCGCACTGGGGACAGTGCTTGGATCAGCTCGATGCGGGGGATGATCATGTCGTCAGTGCCGACATTCTCCGCTCCGCGATTACCTTGCTTCATAAATTCCGGGATCTCGTTAGTTACGATCTCGAACTCTTCTTTTACTGCTACTTGATTTTTAGCCATTACTAGCTCCTAGTTACATGCACGCATTGCGTGCGGGATACCCGGCACCATTGCCGAATTGGGGTGGGGGACGTTACTGCGACGCGGGGCTCGGTACCGAGCAGGTTTCCTTTGTCCGCCGCTGGCCACGCCGTCCCCCATAATCATGTTCGCGTGATTGAGGCACGCGTAAAGGGCGACACATTCAGAAGCTGGTCTGGTACTTCTTCGCCTTCACGGAACATCTTCTTGACTGCCGCCTTAAGTGTTGAGGGGTTAATATTCTCCTGCAAGAGGTCGCCGCGCCCGTTGTCGCGGAGCCATGTGAAGAATTCGGACTTCTGGTCCGCTTTCACCGACACGTGCATGTCAGCCGTCAGCGACACGCGGCCAATGCCGGTCACATTGATGCGGTCCACTCCATCTTCTTCCATCTTGCTCGGCACTTTCGTGATGCGCAGGAAGTCGAACTCCCGATTGATCAGCTTGAGCTGGTCTTCAAGTGCTTCTTTGCGGTTCTGCATCGTGGACATCGCGTGCACCAAGTCCACCAGCGACATCGGGTCGTACTTCTTGAATTCGCTCTCGATCTCAATAGACATTCTTCTCTCCCTTTACTCCGATTCGGATCGCTGTGTATTGCCTGTCGCGGTTGTTCCACT